CCACGGTCAGCCTGACCCTGACCGCGATCAGCCCGGTCGGCGCATCAGGCGCTGCCATGGCAAGCGCCGCCAGCATCGGGACCGGGCCTGCGGCGCCAGCCGCGAGCGGTGCCGCACTGAACGCCACGGTCACCTCGACCGGGGCCGGGACGGCAGTCCTGACCGGATCGGGAACTCTCGCAGGCAGCCCGGTCCTCCCGGCCGCAGCCACCCTTTCCGGCTCGGGCACCCTGTCTGCGCATGAGATCCAGGCCGGCACAGCTGCCCTTTCCGGCTCGGGCACCCTGGCCGCGACGGAAATCCAGGCCGGTGCCGCTGCCCTGTCCGGCACCGGCACGCTGACTGCAGCCCCCGTCCGTCCCGGCGTCGCTGCCCTGTCCGGCTCGGGCACCCTTGCCGCAGCGGAGATCCAGGCCACCCAGGCCGCCCTGTCCGGCACCGGCACCCTGAATGCCCTCTCGGGAGGTGCCGGTGCCGCTGCCCTGTCCGGCACTGGCACGCTGGCTGGCGCCTGGGCACTGGGAGTCCAGGTCACCCTGTCCGGTACGGGCGCCCTGGCCGCCCCGTACATCGTCGGCACTGCCGCCGCCCTGTCCGGCAGTGGCACCCTGGCTTCTGCCGGGGAGAAGATCGGCACCCCAGCCGCCCTGTCCGGCACCGGCTCCCTCGCGGCTGCCCCGTTCCTCCCGGCGACGGCTGCCCTGTCGGGCAGCGGGGCGCTGGCCGCGTCCCCGGTCCTCCCCGGCGCAGTCACCCTGTCCGGAGCGGGGACGCTCGCTGCCCCGTACATCATCGCCACTGCTGCTGCCCTGTCCGGTACCGGGACGCTGAACGCCTCAGGCGGCGCGGCCGGCACGTCCGTGATGTCGGGGACCGGCAGCCTTTCCGCCTCCCCGGTCCGGGCCGGCGCGGCCACGCTGTCCGGGTCGGGGAGCCTTGCCGCGCTATGGGCAATGGGCCAGCAGGCCGCCCTGGCCGGCCTCGGCACCCTGCTCGCGTCGCCGTCGTTCCCGCGCATCTCCGCGATGAGCGGCACCGGCACCCTGTCCGCCACGAAGTCCGCTTCTGTCATCCCCGCGCGGGGCAGCTCCAGCGTCACTCCCTTCGCCCGGGGCTTCACCTGGGTCATCAGCCCGCAGTCCGCCTCGCTCTACGGCGCGGGTTACGGCGGCACCTACAGTCCGCAGGCGCTCCCCAGCCCCACATCGGTCACCCCGGCCGCCACTGGCTCATCGACGGTTACCTGAGGAAGGCCCCTGATGGCAGCAAACTTCACCCTCCCCCCCAATACGCGCTCGGTCGGCTCGGGCAACCCGCCGCAGGACATGGACGGCATGGTGGATGCCGTCAGCGCCTTCGGTCTTCAGTACAGCGTCATGAACGCGGCGTACGGGACGGCGGACCCCACTGGCTCAGCAGACTCCGCGACCGCCTTCAGTAACGCCCTGAGCGCGGCGGACGCGGCAAACATGCCGCTGATCATTCCCGCCGGGACCTACAAGATCACTTCGACGCTCAACTGGAAAATCCCGGGCCTGCAGGTCGTCACTGCAGGCGCGGCCAACGTCATTATCAACATGGCCACGGCAAACACCCCGATCCTCCAGGTAGCCGGCGAGGGCCAGCGGATCGGCGGCATGACGCTGCGCTACCCCACCCAGCAGACGTCGGCGCAGACATCCTCGATTGGCGTGGAATTCGGTGATGACACTATCGGCTCCTGCTTCCTGTCCTTTTTCGAGGACCTGCGCGTCTACCAGTCCAGCACCGGCCTGAAGACAAACCCTGCGATCACCGGCACCGCGTCGGGGGTGTTCTCCTGCCACTTCGGCAACGTCGAGGTGTTCGGCTACTCCATCAGCGCCATTGACCTTAATGGCGGCAATGGCACGGGGGCCGGGAACACCGGCTGCGTTTTCGACAACACTTACATCCACAACAACTTCAGCGGTACCCCCGCGATCTCCTCCGCATGGCCGGTCATCCTGCAGAACTGGTCCGAGGTCGTCTTCAACGAGCTGAACATCGAGAAGTGCATCACCCCCTCCCCTGCGCTGCAGGTCGCGGAGATGGGCAACATAGTGATCAACAGCCTGCACATGGAAGGCATCCAGGCGGGCAGCCCGAACCTGGCCCTGATCGGCGTCGGCACCCAGACAGGCAGTATGCAGGTCAACGGCCTGTCGGTGCGGTTCTGCACCTTCAATGGCTCGACGTCGAACGCGGTCGTGCAGTTCACTGGCGGCTCGGGCCAGTCGGTGCAGATCAACGGGCTCAACATGCCAACCTCGGACGGCGGGAACTCCACCCCGACTCTTGCGCTCGTGGACTTCAACAGCATCGCGGGCGCCACGGTCACGGTGAACGGGATCAACCCGCTGGGACCGCTTTACACCACGAACCAGATCAATGCCACGACCGGCGATCAGCTGGTCATCCAGGACGGGGCGCAGCTTACCTACGCCCCGGCCCTGCCCTGGACCACGTTCGCGACGGGCGACGGCCCGAACATGCTGAACGTGACCTCGGGTACCGCGAAGGTGCCGGTGGCCGGGACCTGGTATTACGCTGACCTGCTCATCCCGTGGACGGTGACGCTGACGGGGATCATCGCCGCCGTGGACACGACCTTCAACGGCACCGATAAGTGGATGACAGCCATCTGGCCAGCGGCGGGCGGCACGGCGCTGGCCAACTCGGCCACGGCGGGGACGACTACGCCGGGCGCCTCCCAGAACTTCAAGATCCCGTTCACCGCCCCGGTGACACTGCCGGGTCCCGCCGTCTACAAGGTGGGGGTGCAGTCCAACGGCACTGGCGCTGACATTGAGGTGTTCGGCAACGTGAACGAGGGATTTGTTACCGGCTCGGCCACCGGGACGTTCGGCACGGTCCTCTCGCTGTCGCCGGGCAGCACCTACGTCCAGAACGCCGGGCCGATGGTGAAGACATACTGACAGATGTCCAGAATCCATGGCCGCAGCGGGCAGTTCTACCTGAGTCTCACCTCAGGGGCTGCAGCCAGTCCCGTCGCGTTCATGTCCGGCTGGTCTGTCACCTGGTCGCAGACTTACACCGACGTGACGCCGCTGGGTGCGCCATCGCGGGTGTGGATTCCCGGCCAGCTTGATGTCTCCGGGACCTTTACCGGCTGGTATGACGACGCGACCCTGCAGGAATACAGCGCGGCGGTAGACGGGCTGCCCCGGTCCTTCTACCTGTACCCGAATACCGCTAACACCAGCCAGTTCTTCCAGGGCGTCATCAACATCGCGGAATTCGACGTGACAGCGGGGGTCGCCGCAGCCGCTGCAGTCAGCGGGTCCTGGACCACGAACATTGCCGTGACCCTGGCCGAAGGTCACCCCATTACCCTGGCCCACGCGGTCCTGGCGGCAGCTACCGGGACAGCGCAGCCGGTGTCTGCGGGGAGCAGCAGCACTAACGTCAGTGCGGGCCTGGCGGCAGCCACTGCGGCAGCGAAGCCAGTGACCCCGGGCGGCACCCTGGCTGGCGCGGGCCTGGCATCCGCGTCAGGCTGGGCGGCGGTCAGCGTGCCGGGTTACACCGCTACCTACAGGGCTACCTACTGAACCCCGGGAGGTTCCGCTGAACACTGCCGCCGGGCGCCCCCGGGGCCCGTCACCGAAGCTCCAGCAGCGCATGACCGAACTGTCGCATCACCTGTCCCGGGGACTGACCGTATGCGAGGCTGGCCGCGAGATGGGCATCAGGGACAGCCAGGCCGAGTACTGCGCCGAACTGCTGCACCGGCACCTGCTTGAGGACGCGATCGTGATGCTGGATGACCTGCCTGTCCCCGCACTACCGCCGCAGGTGGTCAGGACCTGGCAGGACCTGGCGGCCTGCCGTGGCCACGGCGAGCTGTTCTTCGGCCCCGAAGCTGAGCTGCGCGCCGACCGGCTGGTGCGCGAGGCGAAGGCCGCGACCTTGTGCCGCTCCTGCCCGGTGCTGCAGGAGTGCCTGGACCTGGCCTGCCATGCCCGCGAGAAGGGCTGGTGGGGCGGGATGAACGAGGCTGGCCGCAGGACTTACCGCGACCGCCAGCGCCGTCAGGCGCAGGTCAGCGCCGCCTGACATACTGGGCAGTAACACCCCCTATACCGAGGAGCCCTGTCTTTGAAATGGTCACCAATGACGACGGCCTGATCCTGCGCAAGCACTTCGAGCCTGGGGGGGAGTGGCTCGAAGTCGTCCACGCCGAGCCCGTGGCGCTGTTCTCCGCAGAAGTGCTGCGCGGTGTCCGGGTCGGCAAGGGCGGCCTGGACGTCTCTATCGACAGCGTAGATGTCGGTGCCATACTGCGGATCAGGGCGCGCAACCGCACCCTCATCTACCGCATAGTGGAGCACGATGATGAGCGCGACGTGTTCACGGGCGTCTGGCCGGACTGAATGACCGTCCGGGGGCTGGTGCCCGTCTACTGCAACTTCGCCATTGACGGCGGCTACTGGCACGCCAGGCCCGGCTGCTTCTACATCTGCGACGCCACCGCCGGGAACCTGAACTTCAAGCTCCCGTCCGTGGACACCCTGGAGACGGGTGACATCTTCGCGGCCAAGATCACCGGGGGCACGGGCACGTTCTCCGCGATCTTCCACCCGTGGGGCAGCGAGCAGATCAACGGGCTGTCCACGGTCTCCCTGGTCCAGGCCGGCCAGGGCCGTATCTTCACCGCCGGGGCACCGGCCGGGGCGGCAGCCGGGAAGGGGTGGATGAGCCAGTGAGCGGCCTCCTCGCCCTGACCATCATCGCGATCAAGCCCACGGGGAGGATCTTCGTCAGCCCTGGCGTGTTCTACCTGGTGGACACCGGCAACGGCGACGTCACGTTCCTGCTCCCGCCGTCCGCGAGCTGCCAGCCCGGCGACCGGGTGAAGATCAAGAAGGTCAGCGCCGACACCCACGGCGTCCTGGTCACCCCGTGGAACACCGAGAACCTCAACGGCGCGAACGCCGTGCAGACCATTAACACCTCGCCCACGAGTCACGACTATGTTCCGCTGTGCCCGGCTGCCTATGGCGGCCAGCCCGGCTGGATCAGCTGGTAGGAGGACGGATGCCCATCTACCAGGACCCGCAGCTGATGGTCTACATCAACAGCGCGGTCACCTCGGTCCTCACGGCCAGCCCGGACACCTATTACGTGGTGGACACCGCGATGACTGCGGTCACCATCACCCTCCCGCCAGGCATCCCCGCAGGGCAGGTCATCACGATCCAGAACGCCCCGAACAATGGGCCGCAGCTGGGCGGCACTGTCCCGGGCAGCAACGTCAACATCCGCACCACCTCCCCCGAGGTGTTCGATGACGGGACCACCTCCCAGGCCCTCGGCCCGCCTGCTACCATGATCACCGCAGCGGCCAGGACGTATTACCCCACGGGCGGCATCGCACAGGCAGGATTCAGCGGATGGGCACACTGACGCGTTTCATGATCCCTCGCACCGCTCACTGTGACGGCGGCGCGTTAGCCTGGGGTTAACCGTTTCCGGCGGGCGACCCCCCCATGATCTAGATGGGCGACTGAGCCACCCGGACTTCCTGATCAGGGGTCCGCATGGGTGGCACAGTCTTCTTCCAGGGAAACTCCGAGATCGCGGTCATCCAGAACGTGTTCTCCGTCTCAGGCGCTCCCGCTGACCCGACCGCCATCTCCCTGGTCATCACCGACCCCACTGGCGCTGCTGTCACGCACACGTACCCCACCGACATTGTGCGGAACTCCCAGGGGGACTACCAGTACCCCCAGCCCTGCACCGTCGAGGGCCTGTGGAGCTATGTCTGGATCGGCACAGGCCTCGCCTCCGACATCACCCCCGGCACGTTCACCGTCTCGCCCACGTTCCTGAACCGCTTCTACTGCTCCATCACTGAGCTGAAGTACCGGATCGGCATGGACCCCGCCGACACCTCCGATGACGACCAGTTCCTCCTGGCCGTCCAGTCGGCCACCCGGGGCATCGACCAGTACACCGGCCGGTACTTCTGGCAGGGCCCCGACACCAGGGTGTTCAGCACCCTGGACATCGAGACCTGCAAGGTGGATGACCTGGTGTCCATCACCACGATGTCCACCGACTCGACGGGCCTGAGGGTCTATGACCAGCTATGGGCTCCCGCTGACTACAACCTGGAGCCGGTGAACGCCCCCACCCCCAGCCCTGAGGCCCAGCCGTACACCCTCATCCGGGCCCTCGCCGGCGGTGGCGGGCGGTACTGGTTCCCGTGGATCTACCCGCTGTCTAACCCCGACCGGGTGAAGATCACCGGGATGTTCGGCTGGCCGGCTGTTCCCTACCTGGTGAAGCAGGTCGCATTGCAGGCCAGCGAGGACATCTACAAGCTCAAGGACGCCCCGTTCGGCGTCCTTGGGAGTGCAGATATGGGCATAATGCGAATTACGGCTAACCCCCAGATGACGGAGATGCTGTGGAGCTACGTGCGGGGCAGGACCAAAGTAGGGATGTAAGCAGGGACGAAGACCTCCCCGAGTTCATCCCTGGCAAGATCCAGAGGCTCGCAAACGTGCCTCTCAGGATCATCCCGGCCCTCGGGGACAACGAGGGGCCAGCGTTCGGGTCGTCTATCTGACCCAGCGGACGCTCCATGCTTCGTCCGGCACGCCAGGCCACGGCCGCACCTCGTCCCATGTCCACGCCCCGCCTCCGGCAGCGAGGGCGGCATGAGGCTCGCCCCCGTCCCACGCATCAAAGCCAGCGATGGTTCCCGGCACCAGCAGATGAGGGTCCGCCGGGCGGTATAGCGGATACCACCCCGCCAGCCCGCAGGCCTCAGCGGCCCTCAGGACGTCGCTGAGCGCTGCACCCTCATCCGGGCGTGCCGCGACCCTGAAGTACAGCTCCAGGACATCCTGCGGCCCTACGGGGATGCCATAGAAGACGCGCAGGGAATCAGCCACCGCCTCCGCAGCACAGCACGACACCTCGCCGGCCGACAGCGCATGCTTCACCGGCAGCGGCTTCAGGTGCTGGGCCTTGCGGGCCCGCGCCTTTGCCTGGGAAGCCCGCCCGCCCGCCGCGAACTTACGGCCGGCCGCCTTCTGTGCCTTCGTCGGCCCGGACTTCTTCAGCTTCGCAGCCGAGGCCGCGCCGCCCGCGACGGCCCGCTTATGCTGGGCCGCCTTCTGCTTCTTGGTGCGTCCCACCTGCGTATGCTTCGCGGCCATACCGTCAGGGTAACCAGGACGCTAGGCTTCGCATCATGTCCACCCTGAGCCAGGCGCGTGCCGCCGTGCAAGCGCAGCTCGCGGCCATCATCACCGGGCTCACCGTGTACTCCACGATCCCCGGGACGATCTCCACTCCCGCCGCGATCGTCGCCCCCAGCACTGCCGAGCTGGCCGACTACGAGCAGGTCATGAGCAGCGACCTGGTGCTGTGGTACATCCGGGTGGTCCTGCTCACCGGCATGGTTAACCTGTCCAGCGCCCAGGACGCCATGGATGACCTGCTGTCCACCACCAGCGCCACCTCGGTCACGAAAGGCTTCCGCGCCGACCCGACCCTCGGCGGGAAAGTCGAGTGGGCTGAAGTGAAAACTGCGCAAAGGTACGGGACGGTTACCTATAATGGGGTAGACTATTTGGGTTGTGAATTGTCCATCGAGGTCAGCTGCTAATGGCAAGAATCAAAGGCATGGGTGAGGCATTCGCGAGCTTCGCCAGCGGCGGCCTGGTCAGCCTTGGCCCGGTGAACTGGACGCTGGAGGCCGGCGAGTACATCGTCCCGAAAGACGTGACCCTCTACTACATCGGTGGCCTGGCCAGCGCCTCGGGATGCTTCACCAGCACGTTCAGCTACCAGCTTCCCCCGGCCCCGGGCAAAGACGGCTGGGAGCCACGGGTCAAATGGGACCGCTGACCATCTCCGAACACGGCGCCCCGGGTATTACCGTCTTCTGGCTCGGTCCCCGGACCCATGTGGTCGAAGGTGACGTGAGGATCACGGCGGACTACCTGATCTCCTGCAACGGCGTGACCTATGCAGTCGTCTCCGAGGAGTCAGGCTTCATTCCCATCCCCCGCCTGGAGTGCGCATGAGAATCATGGTGGTCCACCCAGGAGCACAATTTTCTGTTTCTGATTGCTACACCGGCTGGGTTGAGGCCCTGAAAGAGCACGGCCAGACCGTCCAGGAGTACAACCTCGGTGAGCTGCTGCAGTTCTACGACTCCGCGTACCTGCTCACCGGAACCAAGAGCGCCCAGGGCCTGGAGCAGTTCCGCAAGGCCCTGTCTCACGAGCAGGCCATCGAGATGGCCGCCGCCCGCGCGCTCGGCACCGTCCTGCAGTTCGTCCCCGACGTGATCTTCGTGGTCAGCGGCTTCTTCCTCAACCCCCGCATGCTCGACCTGATCCGCTCACGCGGCATCAGGATCGTCATGCTGCACACCGAGTCCCCGTACGAGGATGGCGTCCAGCTGGAGCGCGCCGTCCGCTGCGACATCTCCCTGGTCAACGACCCCACCAACCTGAACTCGTTCAGGAAAGCCAGCACGATCGCGGAGTACATGCCGCACGCCTACCGGCCCTCCCTGCACAAGCCCGGCAAGCCAGTCCCCCAGCTCGAATCGGACTTCGCGTTCGTCGGCACCGGCTACGGGTCCCGGGTGGACTTCTTCGAGGCCATGGACTTCCGCGACCTTGACGTCCTGCTCGCCGGCAACTGGGTCATGCTCGATGACGTCAACGCCGGCTCCATGCTCGGCCCCGGCGGCGGGCGCACCGACTCCCCGCTGCGCAAGTACGTCGCCCACGGGCTGGACGAATGCGTGGACAACGACCAGGCCGTCGAGATCTACCGCTCCACGAAGATGTCGATCAACCTGTACCGG